GCCGAAAAGTACACTCTCACTTGACAGATTTGCCTATTGACCGTGGGGCCAACTCGGCGGGATAATCCGAACCCAATGCATTTATTGCATGCACGGGGCCATCAACACATCAACATGCGGGCCCCCCGCATCACCATGCTCAGTAGAAAGAATTACATCCTCGAAGACGGCCAAAACGTCTTCTCCATCAATGCCATACTTGAAATTACAAAAGAAATTCCAAGGTGAATCAGGCACGACATGAGCTCGCAGGATTTTCTGCATTACATTGGATGGCAATAAACCTTGCCCACGCACAGAAGAGTGCATGGAGGTTTCAAAAACTTGACCCGCGCGATGGCGGTTTGCCATGAACCAATGTGTGGCAGCGACAGAGTGGACGTTGGCACGTTCGAGAAAAACGCACCGGAGAGGGTCCACAAAGCGAAACTCATAGGCGTAACCCAACGCCTTAGAAAACATATATACATCGTCGGGGACCGAATCAGCTTTCACGTCCCCGACGCGCACATTAAAACGTCCAAGAGCCTTTCCGAGCAGAGGCACACAATAAGGTGTGCCCGCCTCGTCATTGAAAAGCTCTTTGGAAAGGAAAGAACATTGCATGAACCACTGATGCCTCTCTGCCTTGGCCTTCATCTTGGCGGCTGAAGCCACGCCAGTGTACTTGGCTGCCGCCTTGCGCGGCAACCCAACACAGCGGGATATCATATCATCCCCCAAGAATGAAGCCACGGCCGAAGACACGCGGTACTTGCGAAGGAAAGTGTAGAAAATGGACATATTCCAGAAACAATTCCTCAAAGTGGTGAAAACCACACCCGTTGCCAATTGGTTCTCAATCGTCATCTTGAAAGCGTGATCACGCGATCTGACGGCGTAGCGCAGGGTGCAGGTCATCTCCAATCTGACGAACTGTTCTAGCAGTCCAGTGCGCCTCAAAAGGACGCTGAAAAGAGTGACAACGGAACGACACTGAGTCTTGTCGTTACCGCTGAAATCACATTGTAGCCAAGAACCGGTGTGATTAGGCCGGTTGTGAACGTGAAGGAGGGATTGCTGAATGTCCTCCTTGTAAGCAATTTTAAAAGAATGTGGTGTGGAGCAAGAAAAGCGCTCCAAGGCCTCCTGAAAGATCTCAGTGGCACGCATTGCGATCGGGCCAAGGATGGCATTGTAAAGGTCTGAGCCCTTGTATATGACGCGAGGGGCCCAGTCAGGTTTGTGGCCCACCAAAAGGGCCTCGACCTTCACAAATACATCCTTGGTGCCGATGATGTAATGCTTGTCATGCGCACTAACAAAATCTTCGAGAGCCCGCTCCATGTTGGCGCGCTTGACGGAAGGAAAACGGACCAACCAGCGCTCAAAAAGCGCCGGGGTCCATCCCCAAGGCTCGAGTTTGACGGCTTTGGGAAAACAAAGATCAAGAAAACGGAGACTACCTGAATGAATGAATGGCTCGACCCTCTCTGACGTGTGGTATGAACACCGCTTACGGACTGCGGCCAAGAAATTGCAATAACCGTTGTCTGGCACAACGGGGTGCATACCTTCTATTAATGGGCCCTGAACGTTGAGCTCCCGATAGTACTCCTGTAGTTTATGGGAAATTCCCATCCGCACGTTCTGAGACGGGATGGGATCGAACAAAGGAGATGCAACATTACGAAAATTTTGAGCATGGTGAGTGAAGGAAACGCGCTTAATGTGCCGACGCGCCGGCATGTG